CTAAGATTTAAAAAATTTAAACCAGGTAAATCTTTTAATGCATGGCATTCGGAACATTCTGGAAAATATTCTACGAGAGTTATGGTATTTCAACTCTACCTCACTGATCATAATTGTGGGACTGAGTTTTTTAGTGGGGAAACCATATATTCAGACGCAGGAAAAGCGCTTCTTTTTCCAGCGTATTTTACCCATACACACAGAGGTCAGCCATGTCCTCAATATAAAACTCGATATATTATAACTGGATATTATAATTTTATTTCGTTAGTTTCGAAATAATGGATTTATACTTTAATACTTTTTGTCTAAATTTCTCATTGATTTCTAACAGAGTTTCAATATGAAGTTCTAATTTAGCATTATTCTCTTTAAAAGTTTTATTATACTCTACTTCAGAGTTCTTCACATCTTCCGCCATGACTAGCTTTTCTTCTAGGTCTTTAATTATGTCGTCTTTTACGTCTTTCATAAAAATCAAATATATTGATAAACACTTAAAAGTCAAGTAAACTGCCTCTACTCAAAAGTTGAAAAATATGGTATGGGCTTTATATGCTACAAAAATTAGGATTTTTACCGGGATTTAATAAACAAGTCACTGAGACCGGAGCCGAAGGCCAATGGTCTGGGGGAGATAATGTTAGATTTAGGTATGGGACCCCTGAAAAAATAGGGGGCTGGGACCAATTGGGTGCTGATAAATTGACCGGCGCTGCAAGGGCCTTACATCATTTTGACGATAATCAGGGCACAAGATATGCGGCCATTGGAACTAACAAAGTTCTCTATATTTATTTTGCAGGTCAATACTATGACATCACACCATTAAGAACTTCAATTGCTAGTTGTGACTTTTCCACAGTTAGCGGACAGCCTACTGTCACAGTAACATTTCCATCGAATCATGGAATGGTTGAAGGAGATATTGTAGTATTTAGTAGTGTAACAACACTTACAGGCTCTAGTTTTCAAACCACAGATTTTGAAGGAATATCTTTTGAAGCAGTAAGTGTTCCTAATTCCACAACGATTACTCTTACTATGGATGCCAATGAAACTACAGGAACTACTAACAATGTTGGTAGTGCCACAGGGAGTCCTTATTATCATGTTGGGCCCTCACAACAATTAGGGGGATATGGATGGGGAACTGCTAACTTTGGCGGAACTGCTTCTGGTATTGCAACCACAACGTTATCAACAACGATTGCATCTGATGCATCAGTTACAACTGTAGTCTTAGCCAGCTCTATCGCCTTTCCTGCATCTGGAGAAATTAGAATTGGAACAGAAGATATTAGTTATACCAATAATGACACTAGCACCGGAACTTTAAGCGGAGGAGCCCGTGCGGTTAACGGAACTACTCTAGCGGGACATACGGCCGGTGTAACGGTAAGTAATATTTCTGATTATGTAGAATGGGGAGAATCTTCTTCTCAAGACGTAACACTTGATCCAGGCTTATGGATCCTGGATAACTATGGAACAAAATTAATAGCACTTATTTATAATGGAAAATGTTTTGAATGGGACTCATCGCAAGCAAGTGCAACTACCGTTAGGGCTACTGTACTTGCTGATGCACCTACAGCTTCAAGGCATATGTTGGTTTCTACACCAGATAGACACTTAATATTTTTTGGAACAGAGACTACAATTGGAGATACTACTACTCAAGATGATATGTATATTAGATTCTCTGATCAAGAAAAGATTACTGGAACAGATTCATACACAGTAACCGCTAACAATACAGCTGGTACACAAAGACTTGCCGATGGATCTAAAATTATGGGGTCTCTTAAAGGTAGGGATGCCATCTATGTATGGACCGACAAAGCTTTATTTATCATGCGTTTTGTTGGAGCTCCATTCACATTCTCTTTTGAACAAGCTGGAACTAACTGCGGATTAATTGGTAAGAATGCTGCCATTGAGGTTGACGGCACAGCATACTGGATGTCAGAAAACGGATTTTTTAAATATGATGGTCAACTACAATCAATGCCGTGTTTAGTAGAAGACTATGTTTATGATGATATTAACACTACTTCGCGAGACCTGATTTGTTGTGGACTAAACAATCTTTTTACTGAAGTAAACTGGTTTTATTGTAGTGATGGTTCAAACGTAGTGGATAGAGTAGTTACATATAACTACCTCGAGTTTAGAGATAAGTCTAGAAGTATATGGACCACTGGTTCTTTAGCAAGAACGACATGGCAAGACTCATCTATTTTCAATAAACCACATGCAACTTATTATAACCTGAGTGATGATGCTTCTTTTGATATTGTTGGAAACACGGATGGAAGTACAATATACTATCAACAGGAAACAGGGACCGATCAAGTAAATGCAGGGGGTGCTATCACAGCTATCCTAGCAAATATTGAATCGGGGGATTTTGACATTACTCAAAAGACAGCAAGAGGTGGGGGACAAGTTGTTGGTATGCCGGACCTTAGAGGAGACGGAGAATTTATAATGAGAATTAGTAGATTTGTACCAGATTTCATTAGTCAAACAGGCAGCACCCGAGTTTCATTGGTTACTAAAAACTATCCTAATAGTAGCGCAACTACTACAAACTATGATATAACTACAGCTAGTACAAAAGTGGATACACGAATTAGAGGAAGAGCTGTTCAATTTAAAGTTGCTAACGTAGGATCCGGTCAAGATTGGAAACTAGGTACATTTAGATTAGACATACATCCAGGAGGAAGAAGATAATGGCTACGTTTTATACAGGTGTTGATAAAAGTATATATGAAGGAGGAGATCACTATCTTCCTATGGAAAAATTTAGATTAGGTCCTTATAATCAAAAGAACCTTTCTTACACCGGATCAACATCACAACCACAATCTTATGGAATACCTAACACTAATGCTTTTACATATAGCGGAGGAGATGGAGGTAAAGAATTAGATTTGACTTATGATCCTCGAGCCGTTGCAGAAAATAAGGCAGCTTCGGTTAATAAACCATTTCAAACATATACATCCTTAAGTTCAAACCGTGGTCCTGAGATAGTAATGGAAAATCTACAAAAATTTCAAGATCAAAATTTAATAGACAAATACAGAGAATATAATCCAGGTAAATATGACAAGTACAGTGATCGAGAAATGTTTGAGATAGGTCTAGCAGGTCTTGATGATCCTAAATATGAGACAAATGTTATACCAGGTCATCCAAATATTTTTGAAGGTAATGTAAAAACCTTGGAGGACGAAGACAAGGAAAGTTGGTATAGTAGTTTGTTTAGCAGAACACCACAAGTAAGAGGCACACTAGGGACAAGATTAGCTAATGCTCCAAGATTACCTTTCCCAGCTGCAATGGCATCCTGGTCATTAAGTCCATTTAATGAGAAATCTAGAAACTATAATCCAAGATTTGAACACCAATTAAACATGTTAGAAATGCAGGGAGTTCCAGCTGGTATGATAGGTATAGATCCGGGTACTGGACACTATGTATACGGACCCGATAGTGTTTTAGCAGGTAAGAATGTAATTTCTCTGTTTGGATCAAATGATTATGAAGAAGCATTAGATAAGCAAAAAAGTTGGTTTGAAAACAGAATTAATCAAGGTAAAAAAATTAGTTGGGACAAATATAAAGAATTAATAGAGGAAGAAAAAAAATTAGAAGACGTACAGAAAAACCTCGATGGTAAAGATAAATCGGTAGCTAAAACAATATCTCCTCAACATCATGGGGATGTAAGCGGAGGTGGTGTACGTGGTAAAGGTGGACAAGGGGATTATACAACACCTAGTATTCGTGATATTTCAAAAGAGGAGCACGGTGGTGGTACGGGTATAACAGCAAGTTCTGGAATGCATGGTGGAAAACATTTTAAATACGGAGGACTAGCAAGGTTATTATAATGGCTAAAATTGTACAATCATTAACAAGAGCCAGTGAGGAGTACGAGAAGCGTACATTTCAATCATTAGTTAGAGATTTAGACGGAGTTATAAATAAATTAAATACTACGTTTCAAGAAGACATAAAACAGGAAATAGAAGCTAGAAACTTCTTTTTAGAATAATGGCAGTAAAAAACGAATATAAATTTTATGGTAAAACAGTAACAGCAGCTGAAAGTAATAACCTATTATCGCCTGAAGTTTATGAAACCATCATTGTTAAGTCTTTACATGTTACCAATAAATCAGGATCTAATACACCTACAATAACTATTACAAATAATGCTTTTGAAGTAATACATACTCAAACATTATCAACGTCTGCTAGTGTAGAAATACTAAGTAATCCAATGGTAGTAGAAGGGGGTAAAGTATTAGCTGCTACTACAGCAGGAACGGTAAGTGATGGAGTAGTTATTACTATCAGTTATTTAAACATTAAAAAGGAGAAAATAGACTAATGAGTGAACAAGAAGTACCGGTAATTCTACCGGAAGAAGTAAAAACTATATATAAAAACAAGAAAACAGGCGAGACTTATGAGACAAGAGATGGCTGGGTATCTAAAGGAATCCCAAATGAAGACATCCAACAGGACGTTACAGTCATTCTTCCAAAGCTTGATTTGTTCGCTAAAACAAAGTAAAGTAGGAGATTAAGGTAAAATTATGGCAATTTCTAGAATGCAACAACCCAGACAAATGTACGGATTAGGAAGCTTAGTTAAGAAAGCTGTCCGTGGTGTTAAGAAAATTGTTAAAAGCCCTATAGGTAAAGCTGCTTTATTATACGCAGGTACAGCTGGGCTTGGGGCTTTGGGAGCAGGGGCTAGTGGAACGGGATTTGGCTGGAAGATGTTTGCACCTAAAGCTATAGGAAGCAATCTTGGAATGACTCTAGGAAGAATGGGACTTGGTTCTAAGTTCATTGGTCCAAAACAGCCAGGAGGCTTTTTTAAATCAGGCCTTGGAAGATTTTTAAACCCATGGTCAAGTGGAGAATTCAGCGGTAAACATGCATTTGGATTAGCAGCTGCCGGAGCAACAGCACTACCATTCTTAATGGGCAAAGACGATGAAGAAGAAGATATTGTTGAAGAATCATGGACACAAATTCCTTCAAGTATTGCCGACATAAGAAACCAAGCAAGAAATTATTATACAAATCCAAGCGCAAGCACATTATCTTTTATGCCTGGTGGACAATTTGTAGATAAAAATTTTTACGCAGCTAATGGTGGAAGAGCTCGTTTAGCACCAGGAGGACCTGCAGGTGGTGCATCAGCAGGTGGCAACTATGGTGGTAATGTCAATCCAGATCAAGAGTATGCAGGAAATACATTTGAGGAGACATACGGTGGAGGTAATAATAATAATACAGTAGTAGTTAATGATACTATAACTGAGACCATACCA